CTAATTCTTTAGCCATGATGCCCATTGTTGAGTATGGTACAAACTTATAATCAGTAAAAGGATAGCGGTCTACATCAAATTGTATCTTCCTATACATAGCTTTGTTAATCATTGGTATAAGGAATGTATTTTGAAAGTTCATTAAGGTGCGTTTCTGCCTTTTAATTGCAGCAGACTGCATCATTGACATACCACTAGCAGTATCATTGCTTGCACTACCAGTATCAGCCGAACCAGTACCCATTTGTATCATGTTTTGCAGCGCTGTTACCTGCATAAATGTTGTTTGGTCAGTTGTACCCATGTCTAAAGGCATAATAGCTTCTCTAGGAGAGCCATTTGTTAATATTGTTTTACCTGGGCGAATTTCAAACTTAATACCTCGTGGCAATCGAGTCGCATCGGCAGCCATCATTGGCGTAGTAGTTAAAGCCAAAGAATCAATCCTTGCTCTCATCTCTGCATCTAATGCTTTTTGTGGATTGTAGCCTTTTTCACAAACGCCTCTACCCCAAAACTTGTTTGGTACGCAGTCATGTTGATATGAAATGAAAGGGCGGTCTACCATCATAAAAGCGTTCTCTTCTACTCGCAAGATGTACTCATCATTTACTATAGTAACGACAGCTTCTACTAATTCATCAGATTTGCTATACTCAAAGTCATCTTTATCAGCTTTAGCCTTTAAAAAACGCTTTGGTACTTTACCCCAATACTCTGTAATCTTTACGGAGTCCGATTCATCAGAACCTCTAGTCTCTGGATCGTAAGTAAAGCGAGCTGATTGATAATCACCATCAATAGGAACATCTCTGTATACGCCAGAGCGTATTCCTTCAATAACATGGTATCTAGGCTTGATAACTTCATGGGCAACGCCTAGTGCATCATTAATATTGTTAGCAGAAGGGTCAATAAGAAACTCTTTAGGAGATATAGGCTCTATACGCACATCAATGGAAGGGTATTCAACGAGTTCTCGTTTAGTGGTAAGAGTGCCAGGAATCGGCACTTCAGAGGGGGAGCGTTCAATCGTTTGATCGACAACTATTTTACCAATACCCGTTCCATAAATTGCCCCATTCAAAAAGATTTCACAGATGGCATCTTTACAACCAGTCTTTTCCAAATCTTCTTGAAGTAAGTTGCGTATAAATTCCGCTTCAGATGGATCATCATCAAGCATGTCGTCTTTGATGTCAAACCATTTTCCACGACCAAAGGTTGCCTCTTCTAATTCTGCTACGCTTGACTCAACAGCTTGCTGAAGAGCAGGAGCTATAATTCTTGACTTTTCTGATTGCCTAGTTTGATCTTCGGCTGACCATCGACCTCTCCACAGGCGATAGTATTCATCCCAGGTTCTAGAATAATTAATATCTCTGTGACTGCGCCATCCATCTAGCCGATAATTAAGCCATGATGCTAAAGCTTGGTATTTTGTTTCTTTATTATTCAAAAGGGTTCACCAATAATATCCTTAGAAAAGTTTTCCTATATTATACCTTATAGAGTAGCTTATAACTCCATATCTGCCCATATAGAGGACATTTAATTAAAGTGAGGGGTTAGGGGCGGTTAAAACAAAGATTGCTCTAATGTAATTTACGCTTATCCTGTTCGACTTCGACATATCCATCGATTAACATTTTACAAATAGTCATATCTACCATTTCAGAGTTAGAAAAGGTTTCAAAATTTAAATCTTCAATCATATTAGCAATAATTTGACACGCTACAACATAACGAGTCTCTAAGTTCATCTCTGATTCAGAGTAAACAAGTATTTCATGTAATTCTGCATCACTTAAATCTTCAAAGTCAAAATCTATCATATTAATATCCTGCAATTGGGTCTGATGGCTGCCAATCATCTTCCAGTTCAATAGTATGTGCAAAGTCCGCTACACTTACTTGATCTATGTAGGCTAAAGCATCTAATAAATCGTCATGTGCGAGTCTGTTAGGGAAATCCATCATCTGATTAGTAAATGCTTTCCAATCTTTGTCTGGATTGAAAGTTATTTGCCCATGTTCCATTCTTCCTTGTAATGCCCAGGTAATTCTGTCGTTCTTTTTCTTACCACCATGACGAAGCTCTGCGATACTGACCCATTGACCTTCCGTTCTCATCTCATCTTCAAGGTAAGGCAAGATAGCGTTTCTTAAAGCGCCTGTTTCAATGCCTACTGTTGTTGCTTCTACTAAAATAGCTGACTTTAATATCTTCTTAGCGGTGTCTTTGATGTTCCATCTGCCATGCATGATGTCTTTTACCCACCACTTATCACGGTCAATCTTTACAATAGCAATAGCGGTCTCATCTAGCCTAGACCTTTTAAGATTTCTTTCTTTTTCTATGGCTTCATAGCCTGCTGGGTCAACAGCAATAACATAATTACCTTCTTCTGGTTCGTCATCAACTTTAAACCACTCTTCTTTAAAGATACCACCCGATCCTGTTTCAAAAGAAGCCTCAAACTCTTGCCTAAAGGACATAGAGGACATTGTTTTCCTAGATGCCTCAATCTCTTCTGCTGGTAGATACGGATTATCGGTTGAGTTAAATTGAAAGGCTTCCCAATCATCATCATCTATAGCATCTTTGTATAGATCAAAGAAATGATTCTTTCCTGCTGGCGTACCAATAAAGAAAGCTTCACCTTTTACATCTGCAAGCGTAGGGCGAATGATCTGCTCCCATACGACTGGCTTCATCGAAGCATATTCATCTAGCACGACATAGGATAGTCCAACACCACGAAGCGTTTCTGGTCGATCACTACCCTTGAGGTATATCTTCCTACCATTAATAAGCGTTAGTACGGCTGTGTTCTCGTGAGCCTGGGCTATAAGGTCTCGACCTAAATCCTTTAACATTGCCCACATAATATCTTTAGCTTGTTGAAAGGTAGGAGCAACATAAAACACATCTTTACTTTCAGACTGAATAGCTTTAATTAATAATAACCAAGCAGAGAGGTAGGACTTTCCGAATCGTCTACCAGCAGCAACTATCTTAAAGCGTTTATCCGAATGGAATATCTTTAGTTGAGCAGGGTGTAGATCAATGTTTAGTTCAGCCATTATGCAGCAACCTTAATGCCTTGTAAGATATGAACAATAACATCAACTGTCCAGCCATTACCTAAACCTTTATAGCGTTGTGTGTTAGATACACCTTCAGTATAGTTATCTGGCAAAGTCTGTAGTCTTTCACATTCAATTGGGGTTAGTTTTCTATAGGTTGGACCATCTATAACAACATTGTCTTTTTGGACTGTAGTTAATGTGCCTGTTTTTTCATCTAATCTAGGTTCTAATCTTTGTTCTGCTTTTAAGTCTGGGTTGTAGTCATCTCTTTTGCCTGTCTCTGGGTTAATCTTTCTTCCTACAATACGACCACAAGTAGGTTCTGCAACATTAAACCTTCCTCCAAGTGTAGCACTTAGAGCTACCATCTTACCTTCTGCTGAATACACTCTGTCTTGTTGGTATGTTTGTGTTCCATCTTCTTTTTTAGGATCAATACACAATATGTAATCACCTTGTCTACCATTCTTAACATACTCCATAGCTGATAAAGTGCTGGCTTTAGGTTTATCAGAATCAACAAGACAACCAGCATCTTTGTTTCTATTTACAAACCTGCTAGACATTAATGTGTAATCTTCTGGCGACTCTTCAAGAATATCTTTTAACAATATGCCTTTATCTTGAGGCTGAGAAACTCCAGGTATGTTTGTCCAATACAATCGCTTTCTTGATTGAGCAGAAAGAAGTGAACTGCAAATTTTTATAGGCTTAACACCTAAATGCTCAGAGATAATATCTTGATACTCTTGTTTCATCATTACATTCTCAAGTAGGAAGTAATCTGGCTTACATTCTTTAAGTAGTCTTACAAATTCAAAGAACAACGCACTTCTAGGATCATCAAAGTTAAGCTGCTTACCAGCAAATGAAAAACCTTGACAAGGAGAACCGCCCATAAGCAAATTCACATGGGGTAAATCATCAGCCACGACCTTAGTCACATCACCTAACTGGACTGTTAACGGATGATTCTTTCTTGTAATCATCTTAGGGTACTTCTCTATTTCACTAGCAAGGAAGATACGAGTTGATATACCAGCTCTTTTAAGAGCCTCTTGACCACAACTAATGCCATCAAATAGAGATAGAGTTACATCTAGGTCAAATTGCGGTTCAGTCATCTACAAACGCCTCACAAGATTCAGCACAACCTTCTTGTTCTTCATCATCAAATTGAAAATGAGTTTGTTTAAAGTTAGTTTCATTAAATAATTCAATCAATGTTCTTGTTGTGTGGTACTTTCTAAACAATGCTCTTGGCTTATCAGTTAAAGTACCTTTAAGTTTGTTGTTACCAACTTGACCATACTTCTCTTCAAGCATTTTTGGAAAATCAAATATCGTAATATCGTCATCCATTATTTGAAATAGCTTTTTAGTTGATTTTTTATAGCACCATTTACAGTTACCTTGATAGTCTTGTAGCTGTAGATCAAACTTTTGCTCTGACCAGAAGTCCATTACATCTTTTTTATCACTTGGAAACCATGTAGCAAGTGGATAAACTCTATTTTGATTTGTTATTACTGTGCGTATTCTTTTAGGTTCGTCACTTCTTATGCCTAAAGCCGTTTGGTATTCACCTTTTTTCCATCCAATTGATTTAATATATGAATGAACAGGATTTTCTTTTAGCTCTCTAGTGCAATGTGGATAAGAAATATTAGGTATTCCATACTTAGCAACTACATCTTCAAATGGTTTACCTTGTCTACTAGCAGTTTCATAGTTAACAACTCTATGCGTGCTGCCTACACGACCCTCATTAACCTCTGCCTCAATCCATACTGTATTAAAGTTAAAGTTATCATCACACTCTTTAACAAAATCTAAAGTAGCATCATTCTCTTGACCTGTATTAGCAAAGCAAACAGCAATTTCATACTGATCTGCGTAGTCATCAAGAATTTTTTTAGTCATAAAAGCAGAAGTTCGACCTCCACTCATACAGATTAAAAGTTTTGTCACGCTTTAGATACATTAACGATTACTTCATCGTCACCTTTCTCTACAGGTTCTACTAACTCCTCTTCTGGCGTTACATCAATTGATTGCTGAATAGAGTCTAGCGAAGCAACATTGATAATAACCTGGGCATCGCTTTTAACTCGGTTCGGATCAATCGCTTTGTGTACAGGAAGAATCCTATCCATACACATCTTTAAACAATGCACATCGCCATCCATAGCCCTTTCGATTACCTTGTTGACTATCTCTGGTGCTTTAGCAGACATAACCTCTCTAGCAAGAGCTGTGTATTTGTTCTCGCTGCCTTTTGGTCTACCTTCTGGATTCAAGGGTTTCATGCCTTTAAATAAAGCTGGATTTCCTCGTTTTTTCTTTTCTTTTGTCATGCATTACATTATACCGTTTTGGTAGTTTTAGTTAAAAAAGGTATTGACCATGCTATACAAATAATTTGTAGCGTTCTTTTTTTTTTGGAATTTGGTTTTTTGTATTAGGGGTGGTAAATCTAATTCTACGGAAAGCATGGATGAGCCTCCCCCTAGCAAGTGATCAAACTGCCCCAATTTAAGCGACTTTCTAACAATTCAAGGAGTTAAAGACCTTTAGTAGTAGGTATTCAAGGCTTAATGTTCTTTATCTGTATGAGATAAGGAACAGTCAAGTCAATTGGTTAAGAGTGAGAGTAAATAAGAAAAGGATAGTAAATTTTTAAGACTATATTTAATTAAGTTAATGATATTAATAATGCTATATCTCTCTGTGTAAATTGTTTATATCTCTTCTACATAGTTTGGCTCTAAGCGAGGATCAACTATCTATATTGCAGCACTATTGTATGGTCCTTTGAATGGCATTACTCACTACTACTGAGACTATTACTATGACCTTATGTAATTGTTTGGGTTTAAGTTTCTACCAGGCACAGTAGTTATTACATTACTAATACTATTTATTTAATAATGTATACAATATCCTATACATTCATGTATAATCTTAGTAATGGTTAGCGACAAGCCTATAAATTGTCGGAGGATATAGGAAATAACATGAGAATAACATATGATTTAAGTGACTACAAAAACAAGTTTAAAGCTGATGGTGATTATGTAGAAATTCATCACGATGACCATGAAATATATGTTCATTTAAGCAAGGCTTACAACGGAAGATTAAAGTTCTTTTTAGACTTTAATGGAAAGATTCTTAAGAGTGGTTATTCAATAAAACCAATCATAACTAAATTAAACAAACTAGGTTTGGAGGTTAAGTAATGAAAATTGAACTAAAAAATATAAAAACTAATAACGCATTGAGCGAAGAAACTATTTGTTTTAGTGCTAATGTTTATAGAGATGGTAAAAAGATTGGCACTATTGGTAACAGAGGTTGTGGTGGCGACCATGAATATGGTTTTGACTATGATGAACAAAAATT